TGGACGATCTTGGCAACGCGTGCGGTTGTTACTGCACCTATCTTGCTTCCGCGGCGACAAAGCCGGAATTGAGCATGCACGACAGCATCGAGGCTTCTGGCTTCTTTGCTTGCAAGCCCGCAGCTCAGGTTGCTGTTCTGGCAATGATTGGCACGGCTTACGCTGGCATTCAGTTTGCTGGTGTTCGAGACGCGTCAATTTCCGTTGGCGGTAAAGTGGATGGCCCGCTAGCGAGTCTTGAACAGTTACTTGAGTACGCAGATCGTTTTCGTCGCTATGCTGGTATGTCTCGTTGGCAGCGGCGTCTTTTGCATCTGAGGTCACGCATCACTAACGCTTTTGCGGCGTTTCGTAAGTCCTGATGCAATAACAGCTAATTGACTTCAGTTCGCAAGGATGTGTCATGATTGTCAACGAGTGGGACGAGTCGTTCACGGCGAAGTATGGGCATAAATTTCCGTCTTCGTATTTGTGCTTCGACACTGAGTTCACGGGTAGCAACGAAAATCGAGATCTCATCGTCGAGATCGGCCACACCATGGTCGAAGACGGACTTGTCATCGACAAGCTGAGTATAGTCCTTAACTGGTATAGCTATCCCGGTGTTCAAGCTTCGTGGTTGGACTACCAGCTTCAGAACATGCGATCAATCGTTGGTCCAAGTTGGCGACTAACGCCAGAAGTTGTCAAGCAAGGTATTGATCCCATCAAAGCCTTACGTTTTTACCAAAAGCTTTTTGATGTGTGGAACAGACGCAACTTGCCTTTTGTAGCGCAAAACGGGCAGAACGCAGATGAGCGTCTACTTCGTGGCAACTTCGGTCGCTTCTTGAACAAACCGTTTGAGTTACCACAGCACGGCTATTTCGACACAGGTGGTATCTATAAGGCTACGCAAATCTGGGAAGCGCAATCGGGCGACCTTGCCAACTACAAAGTTGTCATGCTTCCACACAGGAATGAAACGCTCAAGACGTATTTCCAGCGTATCCTGCATACGAGAGTGCCGGGTGTAAAGTGGAATCTGAAACTTATACTCAGCCATTACGGGCTTGACGTAAAACACAACGTTGATCCTAACAAGCTGCACAGTGCGGAGTACGACTCAACTTGTCTGCATTGGATCATGGAAGAGTTTCGCAGCCGCATTTATCGCAACAATTCAAGAGCGGAGCCTGATTCGAAAGCGTCGGCTTTGCAGCAAATGGTTGAAGAGGATTTAGCAAAAGCAAAAGTGGAAAGGGAGCGAATGCACGTGCGTTCGACCCACAGGCAGCGAGTAGTTTGAAAGGACTTTGATGGCTAAAAAAAGGATTAACTCTTGCGTGAAGGGCAAGGCTGGCGAACGAGAGCTGGCTAATTACCTCAAAAAGATGTTTCCGATCGCAGCTCGTCGCGGGCAGCAGCACGACGGAACGGAAGGCAAAGACGTCGTAGCATTTGAAGGCATCCATCTCGAGTGCAAGCGGTACAAGTCGCTTAACCACCTCGGGGCTATGGCTCAGGCAACCAGGGACGCAGGTACAGCCCGAAAAGGCGAGTTGCCGACAGTGTGGGCACGCCGCGATCACAGCCGCTGGACGTTCATGTGCTGGGTTGACGACATCATCGCTGTAGCGAAGAACATCATTATGCATCTTCCCGATGCTGACCGCCGTGCGTTTGCTGCTAAATTAAATGCCCTGCCCGCTAATGGCGTTGAAGCTGAGGAGCTGACAAATGTCAACTGACGAACAAATGACCGACACGCCTGTTGCGACGCAGGACGAAGCCGTCTTGATGCGAGACATGGAGTTAGTTGCAGTCGCTGCTAATCAACTTGCTGCCACCTCAAAACCAATCGTTGAAATTCTTAATTCGATGATCATTCTTCGACAACTGCACACCCTTGTGTTGCAGGAGCTTGATCATCTGTTTGATAGCGAAGAGTTTTCAACACTCAAGCTTCCAGAAGCTTTGAATCAACCGGCAACGGAAATTCCTCTCACGGCAGACCGTAAGGCCAAGCTGAAGGAAGTATTCGTTAACGCTGCGGCGATGAAGGCACAGGATGAGTTTGAGATTCGACGTGTGCTTTTCGGCACTGACGCTGTGCTGTTGCCGAAACTAAAAGAAATTGCCACTCGCATGATTACAGCAGGTGAGAATCAGCGAAGGAGCGAAGCGGAAGCAGCGGAAAAGGCAAGGATCGAAACTGCCATCACGTTTGACCACATTCACGGCTGTGTCTTCAAAAGAGATCGCCCGCTGCTATTTGTCGGTGCAAAGCAAGACTTGCAGCTAGTACTTGATCAACTGACTCGAGACCTTCTGGTTGACCATCAGTCGTTTCAGGCAGTGCGTCTTGGCTGCACAGCTCCAGTTGCGAGCGATCCGAGACTTGTCACTGTTACTCAGGACGCATGGAAGCACGTGTGTGAATCCGGCAAAGCATTTCAGCGGCTATATGAAACCGTAATTGGCTCTCAGCTGACAAATCCTGTTGACGTTTTGATCGTTGACGATCTTCGATTGACAGTACAAGCCCCTGATTTTTTTAGTAGCGAATCGGTCGCTAACAAGTCGCAGCATAGGCTTGCCAAGTGGTGCCGCGAAGCCGGCTGTTTGCTAGTCGGTGCCGCGGTTTTGCGAGAAGGTGAAACGCTGACCGATAATAGCCCGTTATTTGAGCACAACAACGTTTTTGTCATCGAACGCAGTCCGAGCTACAAATTGCCGGACGAATCTATTGTTTGCGATCTGTTGCTCAACGGGAAATTGTGCGTTGTATCGCAGCTACCCGTAATTGCGACAAGTAAAATCATCGTTCCAGACTCAACTGTGGAGGTTTGCTGATGTACGTTTTTGTGAGCTGGGCTTACACGTCCGCTGCGGAATCCAAACTGCTTGACTTTGTTGAAAAAGTAGGCCCCGTTCAAGTCGATCCTGAGCTTTCCGAGCAGCGGGCACAACTGAAGCAGATGCTTCCTGAGTACACAGAGCTGACAGAAGTGCTTGCCAGCAGGCAATTGGAACTTACAGAGCTACCAATGGATAAGCTCAACCGCGAACTGTTGGCAGTAAAGATTGCGATTCCAAAGCTGGAATCGGTGACAACGTTTCAACTTGCCAAACGGCTGCCAGATGGCGACAGGCTGCCTGTAAGCCTCGCTGTTAGGTCGTTTTTGATGAACACATTTCCCGATGAATGGTTTAGCGACATCACAACACCGGCCAGTAAGCGAGTGGTGTTTGTGGGCATGCCAGGTATTCGCGATTTTTTCACGCGGCTTTGCTACTGCACTGCGGCACTTGGATCGCCACTGCCGCCTGGTTTGTTGTTGAATACAAGGATGATTGAGCCAGGACTTGATACTGGCGATTCGGTTGTCGAATTGCTTCGTGCTTGTGCATACAACGCCAAGGACAACGACACGAAGAACAAGTATCAGAGCATTTTGGACCGCTGGGCTGGCGTCGGTTGCAGCGCTGAGGCCGACAATCTTGCACTATTGGCCACGGCAGCCGCTTGCGGTTTTTGCGGTAAAGGGTGACCATGAGCGATCAGCAGCCACCAAAACCGAAGCAGGACAAGTTCTACGAGTTCAAGCCGTTTCGCGTGCCTAAGTACCGAATTGAGTTTCAGCGAGCTACGCGGCTTGCAGATATCCCAGGCTACGTCTGGTATTCGCCTGCGTTGATCTACATCTGGGGCCGGTATTCGGAGACAAACCTTGCCGATTTGGTTCAGCAACATGACGTTAAAGTCTTCTGGTACAAATTCGAAAAGCCTGTCTTTCGCGGACTGACTGTCGGTTCCGATTCGGCATGGGATTACACGCTATGGGCTTCGAGCGAGTCGGATTGGCCCAAAATCGTCGACACGATACTTGAGACTGTACAGTTCGACATTCCTCGCTCGAGACTCTATCAGTATGCGTTGCAGGAATTGGAAATCTACGACCCACTTTCTTGCGATGCCAAGTCAATCGTCGGTCTAAATACGCCAACTGTCCTTGTAAAAACGTTTGCTGTGCTTTCGAATGAGCTTCAGTACGCATATGACACTCGAAAAAAAGGCGTCGTGAACCAACCGGCTGTTGCAAGCTTTAAGCCTGACCCGCTACACGTAGAGGCCGGCAAAAAGCTTTTTAGCCGCAAGGGGCTGACTCAGGACAAAGCATTCGATACGTATAAGTCGATAATGCTCAGCATGCAAGACGCTCACTACAGAGCCGAAAGGCTAAAAAAAGAAGCAGAAAGAAGGAAGGTTTTACGTGGTAAGTGATCGCGTTCAATTTGGTAACGAGCAGACCGACGTTGAAAAAAAGAAACCGACAGAGTTTCCTATTCCGTCGCTTCGTCAGTTTCTGTTGCCAGATACGATTTTGTTTGTTAAGTGGTTTCGCGAAGATGTCAATGACCTTGGCAAGGTAGTCAACGCTTGGATTGATTTGCACAAGGTCATTGTTGTGGCTGCCAGCAGCCCGCTGGTTGCCGGCAACAACGCGACTATTAGCCTTGCATACGTTTCGCCAGACGGGAGGCCAATCGCTGATGTCTAAAGCAAAAAACAAATGGCAACAACACAGCAACGACGTACCCGGACTGAGTGAAGCGATTAGCCGCGTGACAGCAGGCACTGATGCTGAAACTGAATACGGTGCATTGCTTAACTTGCTGCCTTCCGACGTCAGTTCTAGGCTTCGTGACGACGTTGAACGTGATCTCGAGCAGATGCAGCATCTGATCGAGCATCATTGGTGTCTCTATGAGTCGCCAGAAGGTGATTTTCCTCGTGTATATGTGTTTCCTTCACTGACTAGTCTGATCGAAGCAGTCAGCAAACGAGAAGGAAAAGAAGTTGCTGTTTGGGTGATGTACGGCGTACCCCTTCGGCTTACCAAACTGACACAGCGTGCAGGCAGCTCTGACACGTATGATCGCTATTTGCTATTGCCCAATCAGATGGCTGTTAGGATTGCGACAGGGAATGTGCAACTGATCGAGCAAGACAAATTGCCGTCAAGTGTCGAAGTGCAGGACGATGGCTGGCTTGGCGACCCTGCGTTCAATCAATCTGGGAGCTTCTTCAAGCCTGGCTTTACCGAGCAAGACGACGTAGACGATAACGAAGGCTCGACCTGAAGCTTTTGAGTTTTGATTGGCAGGAGGTCATATGGCTGACAACACAAGCGTTCGCAACAATTCGCCGGATCCCCGTAGGTACCACACTAATGCCCCGGGTCAGCCTCCTGGCACTATGCTGCCTTTAGCGAGACCTGGAACAGACGGTCGATCGTTTGGTTTTGATCACAATGTTCCGCAAGAAGTCATTGTCGATCCCGGCGAAGACGGTGGCGGCTTTAAACTCGACATGTCAGCCTTGTCAGGCATGAAGGCCAGTTTCAACGCAGCTGCGGTAACCGGTGAAGCTGCTTCAGATCCATCCACGTTCCTCAAACGAGTCAGTAAGACCATGAGCAAGAAAGTAGCATCAACGCCGAAACTTAAAACCGGGTCTAAAAAGAGCATCCAGGGTAAATCGGCATTACGGCAAGCACCTCCACCTCCGTCTCTTTCTTCTCTCGTGGACAACGAAGAAGAACCTGATTTTGCCGTTGATGTGTCGAACGCGATTGACTCTATGATCGAAGAAGCGGAGTTTGAAGCTTCGCAGCCTTCTTTTGAGGACGAGACCGCGGCTATCGATTCTGAGCTTGCGGCTTTGCGATTGAAGTTAGCAGCTGCGGAACGCAGGAAGAAAGCTGCAACTGCTAGCCCAGACATGACGTCGCAAATTGCCGCCATTGTCAGAGCTGTGCTGAGCGAGCAAGAAGTCGTTACGCCGAAAGAGCCGTTACAGTCAGTACAACCGGTCGAAGTCGTAACTCCGTTTGACTCGCTTTCAATTCCGTTTTTGAAGAGCGACAAGGCTGAAAGACCCAAGTTCGAGACTTACTTTGAACTTGGTAAGTTCGGTACAATGGCCGCACGCTACCACACTGTTGCGGAAGGCAAAGACTGTCTAGCGTTGGTTTACGACACTCGATTCGAAGATGGGTTCCAGTACTTGCCACCTAACCTTGGCGAGGAGTCCATTTCGATCTCTGTGCCGCAGCTCAATAAGTCGTGGAATTGCAATTCTTTCGGACTGCACTACACGCTCGGATGCCTGGACGTTGTGATTCTTCTAACTACAAGCGAGTCCAAACAATGAGCATGGAAAAGAATGGGGCTATCAGCAGCGAAACTCCCAGTTGCAAAAGCGGTTGTGGTTGCAGTCGAACAAAATCAGCATCTCAAACGTTAAGTCTGCCCGGGCAACTTACGTTGTTCCCTGAAACGTCTGCTGAAGCTGACAAGCTCGATCTTGATGTGACCAAGGCAGCCGCTGACGTTGTACGTGACGCAAGCACGACAAAGTGACTTGTTGCCGCCAGGAGGGCGATAGATGTCATTGCTAGGCACAGGCAGTCCGTATTTCCAGCGAGGAGCGGGAGTCGCGACTGGCGATTCCGGCTTTGCCGACCCGTTTAACGACGTCGCTACCACTCAAATGCCGACGACTATGAAGTCGGCACTTTGGTGGTCGGAGTACATGTGGACGACACAGGGTACTTACCGGATGGCGATGGAGCGGATTATCAGTTATTTCATTACGGAACTCGAGCTTGGCGGTGACGCTGGTGACGACGAAAAAGAGAAGTTCGAAGACTATCTCGACAACAAGCTCAAAGCTTTGACGTTCCTGTCCCAGCTACTGCGAGATCGGCTGTGCTACGGTAATGGATTTGCCAGCATTGTTGTTCCGTTTCGACGGTTTCTACAGTGCCCGCAGACGGGCGACATGTATCCGTTAGCAGTTGTCTACCGAAACTTCAATTTCAAGTTCACTGATGATCACCAGTGGATTGCAACATGCCCTCGTACTGGCTGGCGGGGACCTTGGCAGCTAATTGACAAGCCTCGAGAAGAATCAGATCAGCTGATTCTAAAGCGATGGAACCCGCACGAAATTGAGCTGCTGCACGATCCTTTTACAGAGGAAGTCGCTTACCTGTGGCGAATTCCTGAGTATTACAAGCGGATGGTTCGAGAAGGCAACTTGTTCCATCTCGAGCGGGCCAGCAAACAAGTGTTGGACGCAATCAAGCATGACAAACTTTTCCGCTTCAAAAAGGAAGCGATTTACCACATGAAGGAACCCACTTTAGCGGGTATCCGGAACATGGGTTGGGGTTTGCCTCGCAGTTTGATTAACTTCCGGCAGCTTTGGTACGTTCAGGTGCTTCGTCGTTACAACGAAGCTATCGCCATGGATTACGTGATTCCATTCAGGCTTATCACTCCTGAATCGCGTAACGGTGGAAGCGCTGGCGGCATTGCAGCCGGCGATCCCATGGCCACGTATAACATGGGTGATTTTCGATCGCAAGTTCGCGGCATGATGAATAGACGTCGGCGTGATCCTGCGTCAATGCAAATGCTTCCGTTTCCTGTGAATTATCAGCTCCTCGGCGGTGACGCCAACCAGCTGGCACCTACCGAGTTGATTTCGCAAGGACACGATACGCTGCTTAATGAGTGCGGCACACCTGTCGAGTTCTACCAAGGCTCACTTTCGCTACAGGCGGCACCTGTGGCTCTGCGTCTGTTTGAGAGCACGCATCGTGAACTTGTTTCTGATGCCAATGAGTTTCTTCAATGGATGTGCAATTCGGTTAGCCGAATCATGTCTTGGGAGCAAGTCGACGCAAAGCTCAAGCGCGTCACGATTGCTGACGACATGCAGAAACAAATGTCTGCACTTCAGCTTATGATGGGTCAGCAGCTCTCTGGTACATCTGGATTGAAGGCCATCGGTTACAACTGGAAGACCGAGCAAAAGCTACTTGCTGACGAGGCACGTCAACAGCAAGAGATGCAAGCACGACAGCAAGAAGAGATGGATCAGCAAGGCTTTGCTGCTGAAATCTCTAAGGGTATGAACCCTGCTACGCAACAGCAGGGCGGTCAGCCGGGTGCTGGTGGTCAACCGGGTGCCGCACCTCAAGGTGGTAATCCGACAGGACCAGACGCTCAGTCTGCAATGGGGGCCGGAAACACGCCTGTTTCGACCTACATCCAGTCTATGGGGCAGAACACCCCTGTCACGCCAAACGATTTGCAAGCCGCGGCTGATCAGCTTGCTAACGAATTGCTTGGGTTACCTGAGAGCGTAAAGGACAGCCAGCTACGCCAGCTCAAGCAGTTCAACCCGACTCTACACTCGTTAGTTCGTTCGAAGCTGGACGAAAAGCGAAATCAAATGAAGACGCAGGGTGGAGCTATGCTACAGCAACAGATGGCTCAAGGCGGGGGCGGAATGCAGTGATGACGCCCTAATTTGTCCAGCTTATCTATTCGATCAGTCAAATCCTGTTTTGTTGAAAGGCAGCCGGAAAACACGTCGCAACTTTTGTTGCACCTGCTATCCTGCGGATCTTTCTACCAGCTGAAAGGCAACAATGAAGGTTGTCATCTACAGCTGCATTACGGGAGGCTACGACGATGCTGTCACTGCTCTCTTTGCTTCTTACGCCGAAGCAGCGTCAACGAGTGATGTCCGCTGTGTACTCTTCACAGATGAAATTGCGGCAAGAGCTTCGCCGCGAAGGGTTGCTTCCGAAGGAACTCTCGAGTGGGAATTGCGACCGTTGTTGTGGCAGCACCCGCTGTGCCAAACAAGAACGGCCCGATGGCACAAAGTGAACAGCCATCTATTGCACTTCGACGCCGATCGCACAATTTGGATTGACGGTACGCAGAAAATCCTCAACTCGAAACTTCTAGCTCTTCAGCTCGAGCTTCCTATTGCGACGTTTAAGCATCCGGTGCGAACGTGTGCCTATCAGGAGCTGCAAGTCTGTTGTGATCTCAAGAAAGATAATGAGCTGTTGATGCGGCAACAGCTTGCCGCGTACCGAGACGGCGGTTATCCACCGTTTCACGGCTTGGTTGAAACGGCTTGCATCGTACGCAAAACATGCGATGATGTAGCCCGTTTCAATCAGGCTTGGTGGCACGAGATTGAACGGTTTAGTTATCGTGATCAATTGAGCTTCAATTACACGATGTGGCGGACTGGTATGACTTACGATACGATTCCGGGGCATCGGCAAAGTTCTGAGTTTTTTGAGTTTGTGCCTCATCGTTCGGCATGAAAGCGGGCTATCGTGCTAAAGGTCGGCGTCTACGCACCGTACGCTCGAACAGAGACAACCATAGCGGCAACTCAATTTGCCGACTGGCTTGTTCGCATGGGTGTAGACGTGCAATTCCTTGCGTGCGGCAAGGTCGGCAAGAATGTCCACCCGTTTTGGGATAAAAAAGCCAACGCAATTAGCTTCAATTCTATTTGCAGTTGGGCAATTGAAAGCACGCATCTATGTTGGTTCTTGCCTGATGAGCATGCTTTTTTCAATGCTCAATTGGTTTGTCCTCGCAACAAGAAAAGACGCACGAAGCATTTTTTCCTGCCTGGTGCAAACCATTGGAATGCGTCCTCGTTGTTTTTCGCTAAACGAATGGATGCTACCATTTTGTTGAATGACGAACTGAGCAAGTGGGCGACAGGTAAAGTCACAAAGCTCAGCAGTAGGCTAAAGTTTGCAAGTTCTAATCTTGTGTCGCCATCAATTCCGTTTTCTACAAAAGCCGGTTTTCACGAGAAAGGCTTTGTGTCGGTTGCTGTCGTGCTTTCAAAGACTATGCACGCAGATAAAGGTCCAAGCATGCTCAACGCTATTGAGCGTGCGTTGACAGAACGACCTAATCTCAAAATTACGCTTGTGCTTGAGCATTCATTTTCTCGCCAATTTCGCCAAGCATTTAAGCGACTTGTTGCAACGCATATCGATCGAGTACAGATTGTCGACAGGCCTAATTACAACGAGCTTGCAGCCATTTGCTGGCAACATGATTGGGTATTTATCGGAGCTACTCGTTTTAATTACGGCTCCCTGTTGACTGCTGCTGCTGCCAGTAATTCCCCAGTTGCTTGTTTGGATCTCATGCCTGCTAAATCGTTGCTTGATGTGCAACAAGGAGCGGAGCTAATACCTTGCAAGAAGGCCACCAAACGAAAACCAGTGGCGGACTTTAACGAAGATGAGATCGTCGCATTTTTCTTACGAGTTAGCGACATAGCTCCATCTGCCATGAAATCGTTTCAAAAGCACGCAGCGATTAACCTAGAAACAAAACAGCTCAAGTTCGAGCAATTCTTACATTCGCAGTTTTTTCTATGAGCAAGCGACATGTCCTCGTGGCCGGCACGCCCGGGGCATGGGTCAATCACGGTGCGAAATACTTTGCTGACCGCGGTTGGGCTGTAAGCTGGCCCGGGCAGAATTTAGACGTTGCTGACGGCCTTCGATATCTGACGCACAATTTCCAGAACATCGAAGTGCAGCGTATTTATCAGCAGTTTGAATCGCTAAACAAAGTTTCGCCTGTCGCCAGCTATTTACCGCTTTACTACGATTTGCCGTATCCAGGCCCGGCTGAGTTTCTAGCTAAGTTTGTAGGCCCTGCGGTCGTTTCGGGCGTATGCGTGTTTCCGCTTATCGAGCTGTGGTCGAACCACATCGATACGATTGTGGACATTCGAGCTTCTGAAGCTGACGACATCCAGGCCATGAGTCAGTGGGTAAAAGCCGGAATTGCTAAAAAACAGCTTGAGCTTGTTCGCAAATGTCAGCTTGAACGCTACACTGAGCGACTATCGTCGTTCGCACACGTCTACACCATGACAAATGCGGAGATCAAAGATCGTCGCATCGACGGGCTTTCTCGTTTTGTGGCCTCTGTTTTCAAGGAGTGAATATGAGCACCGAAGACTCGCTAGATCCGAAGCTGGATGCATCTTTGAATATTGCTGCTGGCAACAAGCCCGTAGCCGCTGCGGCACCCACGCCGCCAAAGCCTGTAGCTGTTGCTACATCTTCTATCCCTATGCCGAAGTCATCAGCTGTCAACATCTCAAATGTTGCTGCTGTTTTAAGCCCTGCGTCGCAGCGACATGCTGTGCAACAAGTTCAGATCAAGGATGCGTTTAATTACGATGTAGCGTTCAACTTCGCATTCCTTGGCTCTGGTCAGGGCGGTGCTCGTATTGCTTCGAGTTTCTGGAACATGGGCTATCGGCGTGTTGGGTTGTTCAACATGGCCGAAAGTGATTTCCAGGGGTTGCCTGAAGAGATCGAGCGTCACGTGTTTCAGCTTGGCGGTGCTGCCAAAGATGCCCGTTTTGCAGAGAACTCGATGACAGGTCGGGAAGAAGAGATCTGGGATTTGCTGCAACGCTCGTGGGGCAACGACGTCGATTACGGCTTTGTCTGCGTCGGTCTTGGCGGTGGTACTGGCTCAGGCACCAGCGTCAAGCTCGTTCAGATTGCCCGTGAGTATCTTGAGAGTAAGGGCAAAGCTCCGCGTGTAGGTGTCATCGCGTCGATTCCGCCTGTGACTGAAGGTCAACAGGTTTGCCGCAATGCGGTAACGGCTTTCCATCGCTTGCTCGAGTTGAAAGCGAGCCCGATGATCTTGATCGACAATGCGAGGATCAACCAGCTCTACACGCCTGGGATGAGTCAGCTCTACAACGTCGCCAACAGGACGGTCAGCGAACTGCTTCACTTGTTCAATCAGCTCGCCGCTGTGCACAGCCCTCTCATCACATTTGATCGTAGCGAGCTTGCCCAGTTGCTCGATCACGGCATTTGTGTGATGGGTGCCGCAAGTCTCGAAGACATCAAAAGCCCAGCTGACATTTCAGCAGCAATTCGAGATCAGCTGACAAACAACGTGCTAGCCGAAGTTGACCTCAAGTCAGGGACAAAAGGTGCCTGCCTGTTCGTTGGTGATCAGCACCACATGGACAATCTCGGGCTGGACTACTTTGAGGCCGGCTTCACGCAAATGAATCGAACGCTGAAGGGTGGTGCTAACAGTGTTGTGCATCGAGGTGTCTACGTTGGTGCTGCTCCTGGCCTACAGGTCTACGCCATGATCAGCGATCTCAAGCCGCCAGCCGCTACTTTGTCAAAGCTGGCCAAGGAAGCAAACCTGAGCAAAGCCCAGCTTGGCGGGTTTGCCCAGTTTCTTGGCGTCAACGACTGATCCCAGTTGATATTCCGCTTAACAGTTAGGAGCATTGATATGCCGAATAATGCGGCTGACGATAATCTTGAATCTCGTTTGGTGAAAGCACTCGGCTTACCAAACGTTCAGTCACTGAAGATCAGTCTGGCTACTAACAGCGTTGCGGCCGTGGAAGTTGTCCATTACGACTGGGACAAGTGCGGTGAGGCACTGATAACAGAACTTGAGGCAAGGCAGTACGTCCTGATCTCACGCGAAGAATATGACAGGCTGAACCGAGGCCCTTTTTATGGTTTGTCGCCGGAATAACACCAAAACTGCGTCAAAGTCGATTTGGATCGATTTGAAATTGCTGCTATCCGGGCAAATAACCGTAAATAAGACAAGTTGGGTAAACTAGGTACCCACATTTTGCGGTCAAAACCGGCTTTGGTTTGGCGTTTAGCGCTATAACGTTCGTCGTTTTTACACAACCAGCGAGAAAATTAATCATGTTTTCGACCGGCCCTGTGCACGTCAGCGGTGAGCTTCCCGACCTTATCAACCACCTTGAGGTTGCTTATCGAGAGCATACGAAGCTGCATGCAAGCATTGCAGTTGAAGGTTACGCATTTCTCAAATGGGCAAAGCAGTATCTGACGGAAAATCGCCCGTCAGAAGTTTTTCCAGTAGATCGAAATTACGGTTTTGTATTGACCAACGGCGTTAGGTTAAAGCTCTGTCCGGACGTTACAAGCGAAGCCGGACCAGGCTCGATGGCCAGCAAAGATAGCTCCGTTTCCATTATCAGTACGCGATAGCTGGAACCTGAATTGTGAACGTAGAAGAGCATCCAGACTGCGCTGAAGGCGTGTTCAACGGAACACTTATCGAAGCCGAAGTTCCGTTGATTTATGTGCAAACGTGGGGTTTGCAATTCTGGCACAATTTGGCAATTCACGGCATCGTAAAACAAACAAAAGATTACCCAGTTGTTTGGTTGCTGGCTGTGCCTTGGCACATGTCACATCAACCAATGGTAGACGGCTTAAAGTTCCTTTTGTCACGCGTAGCAGAGCTAGCACCTAACCATCGCTGTCTTGTGCTTTGCAACACGCCGGAGGACGGCTTTGTTTGTGAGCAACTGAACTTTAATTACCTGCTGGTTCATCAAAACCAGTTCGTCGATCGAAGTAGCTTTAAGCCGTTGCAGCGAGAAAAGAAATACGACGCTGTAATGAACTCGGCGTTCAGAGAGTACAAGCGTCACTGGCTAGCTACTAAGATTTCGTCTTTGTCGTTGATCAGTTACTTTCTCGAGCCTGAC